GAAGCCAGCAATACGGTATATGTTGAAATTTGCTGACGAATATCGTGCATTGCCAACGCCAGAACAAATCAAAGCGGAAACACACGTAGTCATTACCAAAGTAGATGGGATTCAATCACAACATACTGAATGGTTCTTGAAAGAGATCGAGGGTTTCTGTCGCCATCGTGCCATGGAGAATGTAGTGTTTGATGGTGCTGATTTGATTACAACTGGTCGATACTCAGAACTCATTGATCGAGCTAAAGAAGCTATTACTATTTCGCTGCAACGAGATCTAGGTACTGACTATTTTGCTGATCCAAAAGCTCGTATTCAAGCTGTGCTTGATCGAAGCGACATGATGTCTACTGGGTGGCGCGACTTTGACCAGAAGCTCTACGGTGGGTTTACCAAGGGTGCATTGAACATTTTTGCGGGTGGTTCTGGATCAGGCAAGTCATTATTCCTCCAAAATTTGGCATTGAACTGGGTGTTCATGGGTCTTGACGTGATCTATATCACATTGGAACTTTCCGAAAACTTAGTGGCTGCACGTTTGGATGCAATGGTGGCAAACGTTAGTACCAAGGATGTATTTCGTAAGATTGACGACGTTGATCTGAAAGTGCGTATGCGTGGTAAGCAATCAGGTGGTAGTTTGACTGTGAAGAAGATGCCAGAAGCAGGTACTTCAGCCAACGTCATTCGTGCATATTTGAAAGAATACGAAATTCAAACAGGTAAGAAGCCCGGCGCATTGGTAATCGACTATTTGGACTTGATGTATCCAAACAATTCAAAGATTAATCCAAGTGACATGTTTGTTAAAGATAAGTACGTAGCGGAAGAGATGCGTGCATTGTTTAGCGAATACCACGTGCTTGGTTGTACGGCATCACAGTTGAACAGAGCTTCGGTAGAAGCACATGAATTTGATCACAGCCATATTGCTGGTGGTATATCAAAGATTAATACTGCGGATAACGTGTTTGGTATTTTCACATCAGCAGCAATGCGCGAGCGTGGTGAATATCAGATTCAATTCTTGAAAACACGTTCGTCATCAGCAGTTGGTCAGCGTATTGACTTGAAGTTTGATGTATCGTCTTTGCGTATTACCGACGTTGAAGAAGGCGAACAAATGATGCAAACTCGTGACTTGCAAAGTATCGGGAAAGACATCAAGGGGCAAATTAAAAATCTTGGTGTGAAGGTTGATATCAAGTCGAATGCGGCAGTCGATAACGACAAAGATGGTGAGTCAGCTTCCTCACAACGGTTTGCAATTCCGAAACCAAAAGTGGGACAAGAAATTGATAATCCAAACCGGGTAGTACATGATCCTCGTAAAGCAGCAGGCGCAGCATCACAGACGCCATCAGTCTCTCAGGAACCACCAAAAGCGTCTGCCGTTCAGGCAAATATGCTGGCGATCCTGAAACGAGTGCAGCGTGACAACTGATACCATATCATCCGGCGGCGCGAAATAAATAGATACATATTGTGAGAGCCATCATTATGGACGCACGCCCCATTAGAAAATATATTGAAATCACCGAGTCGTTGATGACCAAAATACCACAGGAATTGATTCCTCAACCTGTGGTTTTTGAGCCACAGGTGCTTGATCCACAGCTTGACGCAGACCTCGAGAAAAAGCTCGAGAGTCTAATATTCAAGCTCAGTAGCTATCAAGACCCCGACATGGGTGAATATTCTGCAGGAGTTGAAGCTGGTATGTCTCGTGCCGCTGATATGTTGCAGAATTTGTTGAATCGTTTAAAAGGCTAAGAAATGGAAAAACAGTTCCGTACGATTATTGAAGCGTTAGGTACCATTGTACCAACTAACAACAAGGAACTTTTTATTGAAAGTCGGGCACAGCAGGTGATTGCATCTGCTCGCCACCTCATTCAATTGCTTGAAAATTCTTTCCCGGACGAAGTGTCCGATGATCTAACAAAGAGACTTCTCCTCGCCATCAAGAATGATGACAGCGAAAAGTTCTGCCGAAAGATGCGACAGCTTCGCGAAGGAAGATAATGTCAAAGAAATTCACTACGATTGAAGAACAGTTAACCGAAGGGTTCTGGGACGCGATCCTCAATAAAGCAAAAAGAGCTGGTCTGGCAGCAGGCGCCGCTCTAGGTAGTAACCATACTCGAGGTAAACTCGATGCCAATACCTTTGCCACTGAACTGTATGACAAGTTCAAATTGTGGCAAGGCCAAACAAACATGCCATCAGATATGAGTTCTGTTGCTATGTTTTTGAAAAAGCAAATCAATATGGATTCTCGTTTCATTAAATCTGAAACTGGAGTGGATATTGGTAGCTCTAATGGCAATCAAGGACAACAGCAAGCTCAGCAGGGATCTAGTCAAGGTGGCAATAGCCATGATTTTGAAGATCCGTTGGGTCATGTTGGTGGCAATGCCGGTAGTCAAAACGGTAATGGTGGCAATGACGCGCAATCAAATTACAAGCCAGAAGGAAATGACTTTAAACCAGTCATGACTGCGGTTGGCGAATTTATGCGTTACGGTCAATATGGGGCATTCAAACGTGCCCGTGATGCTACTGGGTTCGATAAGAACGCTACTAAAGTATATACCACTCCGTTCGACGGCTCGTTTATCTTCTCAGTTGGAACTGACAAGAACACTGATTTGGAAGAATTGCTGAAACAAGCTGAAGCAGAAGGAAGTGATATTGCTGACGTTGTTACTGGATTGAAGGATATGTTTGGTACTTGGGAAGACTTCAAGAAGTCTGTTCAAGGTGGCGACCGTATTGAGAAAAATTCCAAAGATGAAGCAGACTTGTTCCGTCAAGCGGTTACGCAAGCTTCAAAGTTGTATCATTACAACTTCCCAAAGAATTTGAATCGCTTTGTTTTGGCTTCTCCACCTCCAGTACCAGATAAGCAAGCAGCTCGTAAAGAACTGTTCTTTAATGATGGTGATCCAACAGCAAAGACTACAGAATCCGTATTGAATACCGACGATGTATTGATGGAAGCTGGTGGTATTTCGGACGGTCAACTTCGTAAGCATTTCATGCAAATTGCACAACATGCATTGCGTGACGGCGAATTTAAGATTGCCGCCAATAATACTATTCACATGTTACAGGGTGATAATGTAGTTGGTAATGCAGTTCAAACCAATGCTGGCAATAACGGTAACACTGGTGATCAAAACGGAAACAGTCAACCGACTACTGGTTCAATCCTGAATAAGGCTGAATCACTGGGTCATGTACTTGGTATTGATATCAACGAATTTACATTGTTGAAATTCAAGAAAAAGGATATGAACACTTATCGTGAATTCATGGGATTCCTGAATAAGCAAAAGGGTGATAGTTTTACCGATCCGTTCTTGACATATGCGAAAGAAACATTGGAGCCATACTATGACTTCAGTGAAGCAAAGCCAGATCCAAAAGCAAAT